GTGTAACATCTGGCCCAAGTTATAAATCAGCTACAGATCAAGCACAAGGAACAGGATTTCAAACAATAGGTGAGGGATCAGGAAATGCAAATGATGAGTCTCTCTCTGGAACTTTACATGTATTTAATCCTAGTTCTACAACTTTTGTAAAACATTTTTTTTCTACGTTTAATTCAAGTATGAGCACTGAAGGAAGTAATAATCAATTTAGCGCTGGATATTTTAACACAACCACTGCACTAACAAGATTTCAATTTAAATTTGCATCTGGGACTATGGACTCTGGAACAATCAAAATGTATGGAGTATTGTAGTGGCCCTTACAAAATTTAATTTTAATAGTTTTGATGTAACAACTGCAGCTAGCAAAGGTCTTGCATTTAATTCTAGTGCTAATGGTTTCGAAACTTCCTCTGCTACCAGCATGACTTTGATTAAGACTTTAACTGCTAGTTCAAGTTCTACACTATCATTTGTAGATGGAAGTTCTAGTGTGGTTTTAGATAATACATATCCTGTTTATGTTTTTAAATTTATAAACATTCACCCAGCAAGTTCTGGTGAAAACTTTAGAGTAAATTTTAGTGTAGATTCTGGAAGTAATTATAATGTTACAAAAACTACAACTGCATTTGCTGCTCAACATTTTGAAAATGATAGTTCGACAGGTCTTGGTTATCAAACTGGTCAAGATTTAGCACAATCAACTAGTCCACAAATGTTTATGATACTTGATAATGCTAACGATAGTGGTGGTTCAGGAGAATTATATTTATTTAATCCATCATCAACTACTTTTGTAAAACACTTTATAGCTATTGGAACTGGATTTGTAGTAGATGGTGGAAATCCTAAAAATTATAATCTGTATGTATCTGGATATGGAAACACTACATCAGCTATTGATGCTGTTCAATTTAGTATGTCATCAGGAAACATAGATAGTGGTACAATCAAACTCTATGGAATAAAGGATAGCTAATGGCACTCAATAAATTAAAATTTAATAGTTTAAATGTAACACCAGTAGCAGGTAAGACAGTTGGATTTAATTCTAGCGCTGATGGGTTAGAGGCTACCCTTAGTGGTGGTGCTATGACATTTATTTCAAAATCAACTGCATCATCTTCGTCTACCATAAGTTTTACATCTGGAATTGATAGCACATATAAAGAGTACATATTTGTATTTAAAGATATACATCCGTCTGCTGGAGGAAGTGATTTTACATTTCAAGCAGATACGGGAACAAATACTAGTTATAATCAAACTATAACATCAACTTCTTTTAGAGCTTTTCAAGTTGAAGATGCTAGTGTAACAGCTTTTGGTTATAGAACAGATGAAGATTTAGCACAATCAACATCTTTTCAACCACTTCAAACAAATTTAGGAGATGATGATGACCAATGTTTTGGTGGTTATTTACATATTTTCAATCCTAGTTCTAGTACATTTGTTAAACACTTTATAGCAAATACACAAGCATCAAGAGATAATACAGGTGGTGTAACAAATGGAACTGGCTCATCATATAATTCTTATGTTGCTGGATATTTTAACACAACAACAGCTATAACAAGATTTCAATTTAAATACTCTAGTGGAAACATAGACGCAGGAACAATAACATTATACGGAATTAATTAAGGAGGAACATGCCCTATATAGGAAAAACACCCACTGTGGGAAACTTTCAAGTCTGTGATGCGATATCAGTCGTAAACGGACAGGCAGCTTACACCCTACAAGTAGGGGGTGTTAATGTTGCACCAGAATCAGCTAATCATATGCTGGTTAGTTTAAATGGTATTTTACAAAAACCAGGATCATCCTTTACTATCTCAGGTAGTACGATGACCTTCGCCTCGAATCTGGCGACAGGGGATGTAATTGACTTCGTTCAGATATTAGGTAACGTGCTCGACCTGGGCACACCTTCTGACGATACTGTGACAGCTGCTAAATTAAATAATAATATTATATCAGGTTTAACTGCATTAACATCCGCACCTGATGCCACAGACGAATTACTGATATCAGATGCAGGTACTATAAAAAGAATAGATGCAAGTTTAGTTGGTCGAGGCAAACTTTTGCAAGTTGTAAGTGCAGTAGCAGATGTAGAACTTGCAAAAACTGGTTCTACTTATGAAGATATACCAGAAATGACAGCATCAATAACTCCATCATCAAGTTCAAATAAAGTTTTAGTTTTAGTACAAATTGCTAATGCTAGTAAAACAGGTGGAGATTCACAACTTGATTTAAGATTATTAAGAGATAGCACAGCAGTGCATCTTATTGGTGGATTAAATGATGGCTCATCAACTGCACAAACCTCTCTTGGTGGAATTATGATTTTTTTAGATTCGCCCTCAAGTACGAGTAGCCTCACGTATAAAGTTCAGTTAAGTAATAGAGATGGAAATGGAACTGTAACAGTACAAGGTAACAATAAAGATGGCTCAATTACATTAATGGAGATAGCAGGATAATGAAAATATTAAATGCAATATTAAAAATAAATCCAAATGCTGATGTTTCAGTTGCTGGAAATGATATAAATACTTGTGTTATTAATTGGCAAAATGGAACAACACCTATTGCTAAAGCTGACATAGAAGCTAAGATAGCAGAGTTGCAAACTGAATATGATAATAATAAATATCAAAGAGATAGAGCAGCAGAATACAAAGAACTAAAAGAACAATTTGATTTATTATACCATGATATGACAGTAGGTAAAGGTGATAACACTGGAGAGTGGTACAAACATATTAAAGCAGTAAAAGACGCTAACCCTAAAGGATAATAGATGTCAATCAATGTATGCAATGACAGATCCATGGCATCCATTACCAGTCTCCCCTCAGGGGTCTCTGGTGGTAGCTTAGTGTTGATATCTGAACAGACTGCAAGTTCTAGTGCAACAATAGATTTCACTAGTGACATAGACTCTACTTATAAGGAATACATATTTAAGTTTATTAATTGTCATCCAGCTACAAATGGTGCAGAATTTACTTTCCAAGCAGATACAGGAACAAATACAAATTATAATCAAACTATTACTTCAACTATGTTCACAGCAAATCACAAAGAAGATGCAAGTGAAACAGGTTTAACGTATTTTGCTGCATTTGACCAAGCACAAGGAACAGCATTTCAAAATATACAAACTAATGTTTATAATGATAATGATAATGGTGTTAGTGGAACTTTACATTTATTTGAACCAAGTAGTTCTACATTTGTAAAACATTTTATAAGCACAACAAATTCTCAACAACTTGATAGTGTAGGTATGTCTCACAATCATTTTGTTGCTGGATATTTCAACACTACCACAGCTTTAACTAGAGTAAGATTTAAATTTAGTAGTGGTAACATAGACTCTGGAACAATTAAAATGTATGGAGTTGTGTAATGTCAATTGTAACTTATAACAACAGAAGCATTGCAAATATCTCAGCTATACCTGGGGCAGCTAAATCATTAACACATATCAAAACTTTAACTGCTAGTAGTAGTGCTACATTGTCTTTTGTAGATGGAAGTTCTGATGTTGTATTAGATTCTACATATCCTATTTATATTTTTAAGTTTTTTAACATACACCCAGCAACAGATGGTGCTTGGTTTGAATTTAATATGAGTACAGATGGTGGCTCAAACTACAATGTAACAAAAACATCTTCATCTTTTAATGCTTTTCATTATGAAAATGATAGTTCTAGTGGTTTAGCATATAGAACAGATTTTGATTTAGCACAGTCAACAAGTTTTCAAACTGTTGCACCATATTTAGGAAATGGTAACGATGAATCAGCTAGTGGTTTTGTTAAAATTTTTAACCCATCTAGCACAACATTTGTAAAACATTTTATTGCTAGAAATTCATCACAAGGAGATACTGATTATTCAAGAGATGGATATTATGCTGGATATGGAAACACAACAAGTGCAGTAGATGCTATTCAATTTAAAATGTCTAGTGGAAACATAGATTCTGGTACAATAAAACTTTATGGAATAAAGGATTCATAATGAGCATAGTTACACTTAATGATAGAGCAGTTAGATCGGTTACAGCCTTTGGGTCTTTGAATACTGGATCTATGGTGTTTATTAAGAAGTTAACTGCTTCTAGTTCTGCAACTTTATCTTTTGTTGATGGAAGTAGTGATGTTGTTCTTGATAATACATATAAGGAATATGTATTTACATTTAAAGATATCCATCCAGCAACTGATCAAGTATATTTACAATTTCAAGGAAATGCTGCTGGTGGTAGTGGTTATAATGAAACTATTACAAGTACATCTTTTAGATCACAACATTCAGAAGATGGTAGTGCTGGTGAAGTAGGATATAAAACTGATGGAGATCAAGCACAAGGAACGGGTTTTCAATATATAAGTCGTTCAGTAGGAAATGATAATGACCAAACTATAGCTGGATATTTACATTTGTTTAATCCTAGTAGTACTACATTTGTTAAACATTTTATAGCAAGAACGAATGTTTATCTTCATGTTGATTATTCACAAGATACATTTACTGCTGGTTATTTCAACACAACTTCAGCTATTGACGAAATACAATTTAAAATGAGTTCTGGCAATATAGACGCTGGAGATATTTGCTTATACGGAATTTTATAATAAAAGGAGAAAAAAACAATGCCAAGATATCATAATATAAATGGTAACAGAGTACAGTTCACAGCTGAAGAAGAAGCTGCGAGAGATGCTGAAGAGCAAGCGTGGGCAGATGCTGCACCTGCTAGAGCTTTAGCTGACCTTAGAGCTAAAAGAAATAGATTACTACAACAATCTGATTGGGAAATATTATCAGTTCTTGAAAAAGGTAACACTATTTCTACTGACTGGAAAAACTACAGACAAGCTCTTAGAGATTTGCCTGATGGTAAAGACACTGTTGCTAAATGTGAAAACGCTACATGGCCAACTAAACCATAATGGCACGGAAGTTTAAAGATTTTGTACCTAGACCAAAACCTAAGAAACGACCAAGAGTTCATAAGAAAAATAAAAATAAACAAGAGAAGCGTAGCTTCAAAAAATATAATCGACAGGGGAGATAATGGCGACAACTGAAGATACAGTAGCATTACAGAAAGGTGCAATAGCACCTGCTCAAAAAGAACAAACGGGCAGTCAAAAAGCTGTATCGTTAATTGATAGTTTAATTACAAAACCTAGTTTACCTACGGGTACAACTATATCACCACAGTTACAAAATGTAGCTACTCAAGAATTATTAGCTACTCCAGGTGTATCTGGTACGTTAGGATTTACTCCACCTACTACTACTGCTGCACCAACTATAGCTGCACCAGGAGCTATGGCAGGAACACAAGTAGCTGCACCTACAGCTGCAAGTGCTGCACAGATGACAGCTGCAACAGTAGCTGGACAAACTCCTACAATGACTGCTGCACAAGGAACTGTATCAGCTCCTATGACTGCAGCTCAAGGTACTATCACATCTGATGCTACAGTAAAAGGTCAGTTAGCTGGATTACAGCAAGAAGTAGAAACAGCATTAGCATCTGGTAATCCCCTACCAGTATGGGCTAGAGGTGCTGCAAAAGCTACTGAAGCTGCAATGGCTAATAGAGGATTAAGTGCTAGTTCAATGGCAGCTGAAGCATTAGCTGAAGGTATCATGAACTCTGCTATACCTATAGCTGCACAGGATGCTGCTACATACAAGCAGATGATATTTCAAAACCTGTCTAACAATCAGCAGGCAGCTATTACAAATGCACAAGCATATCTTAAAATGGATATGGCTAACTTGTCTAATAGACAACAAGCTAATTTACAAAACATAAATACAAGACAGAATTTTTTATTATCTGACCAGGCTGCAGCCAATGCTGCATTTCAGTTTAATGCTACAAGTCAGAATCAAGTAAATCAATTTTATAGTAAACTAGCTACAACAGTTGCAGATCAAAATGCTGCTAGAATAGATGCTATGAAAAAATTTGCAGAAGCAGAACAAAGTAAAATTAATGCATTGAATGCACAAAATACTATTGCAGTTAATGAAGCTAATGCTAAGAGAGAAGCAACAGTAAAACAATTTAATGCAACACTAGAGAATCAAAGACAACAATTTAATGTAGCAAATCAAAGAACAATTGATCAATCAAATGTTGTTTGGAGAAGAGCAATCAATACAGCTAACACAGCTGCAGTAAATGCTGCTAACCAAGCTAATGCTCAAAACTTATTAAATCTTTCTAACTGGGGATTATCTTCAGCATGGCAACAGTGGAGAGATGAAGCATCTTGGGTTAATACTTCTTCAGAGAATACACAAAATAGAAATCATAACTTAGCTATGGCAGCTTTAGAAAGATCTACTACTGTAGAGTTACAAGATAAGGCTTCTAAAGATGCTATGTATCAAATGATTGGTAAGTTTGGTTTTGATTTGTTATCAGGTAAATAGGAGAATAAATGATAAAAGATATAGTTCAAGGAGCAGTTAAAGCAGCAGGAGGCTGGGTTGGAAGTTTAATTGGTGGTGAGCCAGGCCGTGTTGTAGGATCAAAATTAGCAGGTAGTTTAATGGAAAAATTACCAGGAGATGATAGTGGGTTTGAGGCTATTAACACTGCAGTGTCACCTGTAAGATTTGGAAATAGACTAGGATTTATGAGACCAGGTATGAGTAAATCAAACATAGGTATGGCAAAGAGTGTAAATCCAGAATCACTATATGCTGCTTGGGACAGTAGATTAAATAGATATTATTCATCAGCTTACAAAATTAAAAGAACAGTAACATCATTAAAAGCATAAGGAAAAACTATGGACAAATTTAGAGAAGGCGAAGATAATCCATTCGATGCCCCAGTAGCTGGTCAGGGTTTAACTGACGAACCTGGAAACTATCCTTGGGAACATCCACCACAATTTACAGATCCAGATGAGGCTGCTGATTTTGTGTGGGATAGATTGCACAGACCAGAATTTATGGAGCAAGTAATTGCTATGCTAGATGCAGGTATACCTGTAGAAGCATTGGGAAGAATAATTATATTTAATGGATTTATGGAAGGTAAGTGGACACCTGACGTTGCTTTTATAATTGCAGAACCAATTATGAAAATGATTGCAACTATGGGTTTAACTGCAGGCGTAGAAAAAATTAGAATGTCCATGTCAGATATTACTAACAATGAACAGATACAATCAATTGTTAGAACTAAAGTTAATGCTGAAGAAACTGCACAAGCTGCAAAAGGTGTTAAACAAGATATTAAAAAAATAGAAAAGAAAGGTTTAATGGCTAAACCTAATAAAGAGGAGATGCAATAATGAGTGCAATTAGAGGAATACTTACAGGATATCTTAATGCAAAAATAAGAAACACAGAGGCAAATGATGCGTTAAAAGCTAATGTATTAATGCGTGTAAGTGATACTCTTATTGGTGAAACTATACCTAATGCTATTGAAGCTGAGAAAACTAGAAGAACTAATTATGATATGCTATCTAAAAGATATGGCACTAATTTTGCTGAAGTTGCAGATGTAGCTAATTATACTTTAGATGCAGCATCAATGAAAAAATTAGAAGAAGATTTAAAAGCTAATAATATAAATGAGGAAGCACTAAAAAATGCTAATTTTGAAACAGATTATAATACTAGATATAACACAAGAGTTAAATCAGCAGAGGAAAAATATAACCCTATATTAAAAAAAATAGGAATTGATAATATTGGTGGTCTTGGATTTAATACAGTAGAGGCTTTAGTTAAACCTACAACAGAAACTACAAAAGATACAATGACAGATACTGTTGTTCAAACTCCTATTAAGTTTGATAGTATGCAGATAGGAGATTACTTAACCCCAATGGGTGATATAACAGTTTTAGGAAATCCTAATTTAGTTGCTGGTGCAGCTGCATCATACAGAGGTTTTGATCAAGCTATGAATTTTGTTGATGGTAAATTAGTAAGTTTAAAATTTGGTGGTAATAAAGATATAGAATACAATGCATTTACAATGGCTATGAATGATGTTGCACCACAGTTTGAAAGAAAGGATGGTAAAGTAAATTTACAACAGATTGCTCAAGCAGCAGATGAAACATTAACAAGACAAACTCAAGGTAAAATTAATACAATGGTTTCTGGATATAATGTCCTTTCATCTAAAGATAAACAAGTTATGAATTTATCTGCTATTGAAAAAACTCAACAGCTATATGGAGGTGATGATTTCAGTGAATCATTTAAGGCACAAAATCCAAGTGATAGTGATAAATTACAAGCAATTGCTAATCACATGGGATCACTAGGAACTACTGCAGAACAACATTATTTTGCATTAAGTTTTCCAATAAATGTAAAACTTAGTGATGGCCGTAATGTTAGACAATTATTATTAAGAAGATTTACTTTTAGTAATTAATATGAAAGCAACAGAAGGGGATTTTACAATCAACAATCAAGTTGATAAGTATAATAACCAACAGATAGCAGGTGGTTTTAGTACAGAAGAATTACTAAAGAGTTTTCAAACTGATACTAAAGATACTGAAATTATTAAAAAAGATCCTAATTTAAATTCAGCTATACCTATTCAGTACAATGCAGATGGCTCATTAAAATATACGTTTGATAATATATATAATAATAAACAACTAGCATCTGTTGCAAGAGATTACTATTCAAATAAAGATAAGATGACATTTGAATCAGGTATGGTAGGTGATAAACAAGCTATAGATAAATTTATATCTGATAGAACTTGGGCACAAGCTAATACATATGCTATGGGTAAAGAATACTTGTATGTTACAGGAGATAACATTACACAAGATCAAAAAGCTAGACTATCATATTTAAGTAGATACTGGGATGAACTTCCAAACTTTTATGAAGAAGGTGGATTAGGTGCAAAACAATTTTTTAAAAATGCTGGACTTGCAGTCATAGATCCTCTAAATATATTTGGAGGATTTGTAGGTGGTAGAGTTGCGTCTACTGCACTAAAAGCTGCAGGTAAACAAGCTATTAAATCAGAAGTAAAAAAAGGTGTTGTTAAAAAAACTATTAAAAAAGAAGTATTAAATAGTGCAGAAGATTTAGCAAAATTATCTAAACAAGCAAATAGAAATGCTTTATTAAAAGGGTCAGGATCTATGGCATTAGTTGATGGTGCAGGTCTTGGAACTATGGATATTGCAAATCAACTAGTTGAAAAAGAAATAGGATTAAGAGAAAAATTAGATGCTCAAAGAGTTGGCACTGTAGCTTTAACTGCAACAGGTATTGCATTTTTTGCTGGAGTAGGTGGAGGTTATGCAGGTAATAAATTAATAAATTTAAAACTAGCAAAAAATAAAGACTTACCTACTAAAAAGTTAAAAGATGCATCTAAAAAAGACCCAGATAATACTAATCAATCAGAGGCTATAAATAATCCTGCTAAAAAAAATTTTGCTAGCACAGTTAGAACTAATTTAGCTGACCAATGGGATTTTGTAAAAGTATTACAAAAAGAAATTAATGATGCTCCAACATCTGTAGCAGATTTAAAAAAAGCATATGCATCTAAAAAATTTAAAGTTGATCCTATACTTGAACCTTACTTTCAGTTACGACAATTATCAGCATCATCAACACGAGCACATAGTTTTATAATGGAAGGTGTGTATATGCCTCCAGCAGCTAATGCTAAGTCTGCTAGTTATATTAAAGGTAATAGTAAAGGACTTCATGAAATACTAAAACCTTTTGATAATAACAATGAAGTTGATAGCTTTTTAAATTATGTAGCTGCAAAAAGGCAAAATTTTATTTCTAAGAAAAAACCTAGTTTAGAAAAAACTTTACCTCAAGATAAAGAATTAAGACAGCAATATATTGACTTTGCTGAAATGACTCCTAGTGCATACAAAAAAAAGTATAATGAAACTCTAACAAGAAAAAGTAATTTTACTGGTGCATTAGATGCTTATAAAAAATTTACAGATGAATTACTTGAATATCAGGTAAGATCAGGTTTAATAGATCCTAAAGAAGCAAAACGAATATTAAAGTCTAATCCATTTTTTATACCCTTAACAAGAGAGACAGGACCTAAAGTTAAGACTATAATCGAAGGAGTAAAAGATCAAACTCAAAGATTACTAGGAGTAGCTAGACCAGGTGCTAAACAATTAGCAACTCAAAGACAAGAAGGTACAATTAATTTATATAAAAATTTAGTAAACTATACATATCAAACTGTATTATCTGGAGATAAAAATAGAGCAAAACTTGCTTTATATAATATGCTAGAAAAAGGTAATAACTTAGGTAAGATAGATATGAATTCTATAGTTAAAAAAGTAGGTGCTAATAGAAGAGTTGATATTAGAAAAATAAGCACTGAAAACATAGCAGCAGCATATAAAAAAGCAGGTGCTAGATTTACTGTAAAAAATAAACCTAGTAGTGTAGATGTATTAACTTTTTCAGATACATTTAGACCACCTAAAGGTGCATCAGATGTAGAATTTATTGATGTTGTATATAGAAATGGTAAAGCAGAATACTATGATGTTTTACATCCTAATTTAGTAGACGCATATAAAGGCATTGGAGAAGATGCTATGGATTTTGGACCACTAATTAGTGGGCCAGGTAATTTTTTTACAAAGTATTCTAGAGTTGCATCTAGAGCTATAACATACTCACCTCCATTTGTTGCATTTAATGCTATTAGAGATACTCTAGCTGGTACTATAAATTCAGCGTTTGGTATATCAAGCAGATCATTACCTAAAAAAGTTGGATACTTACCAGGATATACTACAGCAAAAGGATATAAAGAAGCATTTCTTGCAACTCAACAGTATAAAGAAGCACTGCTAAATGGTATGGGTTACTCATCAAGATCAGAAGGTGAAAAAGCTATATCAAGTAAAGTAAAAGATTTAGTTGAACGGGGTGCTAAGTTAGGAGTTGATTCAGATGTTCCTAACTATTATGCAAAAACATTAAAAGGTTTTTTTGGTAAATATGCTGGTGGTGGTTGGAGAACATATAAACAATTAGTTCAAGCTACAGAATATGCAACTCGTATGGGTGAATATCAATTAGCTAAAGCTGCTGGATTTAGTGATATTGCTGCATCATTTGCTGGTAGAGAGATAGCTACTGATTTTGGAATGCGTGGCTCTAGTAAAATATTAAATGTTATAAATAAAAATACTATGTTTTTTAACGCTAGTATTCAGGGTTTATACAGAACAAGTAGAGTATTTTTTGAACAACCAGCAAGAGCAGCTGGGCTAGTATCTACTACTATTGTAGCACCTTCAGTAGCATTATATTATTTAAATTCTATACATGATGAATATGCGTTAGTACCAGATAGAATTAAACAATTAAACTATGTTATACCTAATTATACTACAGGTATAGGCCCTTTTACTTTTGGTAAAAAAGTTTTAGATCCAGACATGCCTTTTTACTTAATACCTAAACCTTATGACTTAGGAATATTTGCAAATATTGCAGAAGGTTTGATTGATGGTATGAATAAAAATAGTAGTGATGTAACTAAAAGATACATTGCAGCATCTTGGAGTCAGATAACTCCAGGAATACCCATACCTACTTTTTATAGAGGTGCAATTGAAATGCTGTTAAATAAAAATTTTTATACAGGTGCACCAGTTATAGGAATGTATGAAATACAAAGAATTGATGAACTACAAGCAAGAGGCACAACTAGAGAAATAGCAAAATATTTATCTAATCTTAGTAGTAATTTTAAACACTTTGTGATGAGAAGAAAAGAAGGAACTGTTAAAACTCCTATACTTACTCCAATAGAAATTGATTATCTTTTTGGTGCATATGCTACAGGTATACTATCTTACCCTATTAATATATTAGAAAATTACTTTGAAGGTGATCCATTAAGTGGTGAAAAAGTAGCTAAAAGAGCAGACCAAGAAGACTTTTCTAGTTTTAAAAATGCACTTAGTATTATAACAAGAAGATTTAAAGTAGCAGGCCCAATAAAAAATTCTGAATATCATAAAATCTGGTCTGAAATAATAGCACAAGCAAAAAAATTAAAACAAATTGATGTTACACAGACAGACTTAGATAAGTCTAATCAGTTTAGAATAAATACTTTATTCAATAGAATACTAAAAAATTTAGATGAAGACAAGCCAATACAAGAAGCAGAGATAGACGCATTTAGTAGTATATCTGGATTATTAAAAGAAGTTAATACACAATTACAAAATTCTAGAGCTGAAAGAAATAATATATCTAGTGGACCATACGATGCAGAAACTAAAAGAGAATTAATAGATAATCTAATACGTTTAGAAAATTTATTATTATTAAATACAATTGATTATTTAGCAGAAATGGAAATAGAATATATTTTTGATAAAACATTTGGTATAGCGACTCCTATCATAGGACCAGCTGAAGACTCAGTAAAGAAAAACCCTAGAAGAAG